CATGATAAATTCCTGTTAAAATGGTGGTTGACATTGTGCCATATTGGACATAAAGTCAAAACCATAAATTCTTTGCAAGGAAAATATCATGGGTAAAATGGACACAACAATGGCTAAAAGCACAACTGGCGCAACACCCCCTAAAGGTGCTGAATCGTCTGACCGTTCAGGCGAACGCATGGAAAAAATGCGCGGTGGTGTTGCTATGGGTAAAGAAGATAAAATGATGGCTGACAAACAGTTTAATACTGGCAAAACAGACGGCATTTGTTACACCAAAACCAAATCAGAGTATCGTTAAAAAATGGCTGTCCAACTATCCTCTATGTTGGGGATGGGACAGCCAGCCCCTGCTATGGGGCAATCGCTTGCCCCTGCAAACCCTGCTGAACAAGCGTATTTTCAACGCTTGGCAAGGGAGTACCCACAGCTAATTTCTGAGTATTCAGCGCACCCAGAGTCAAAGGGTGGGCGAATTATTAATACAGACGTAGCGCGGGAAATGTCGCCCGAATATAGGGCAGACCGCACAAAGTCCGCTGATGTGCATGAGCCATCTAGCGCATTTATGAAAAAAATTTATGCGGACAAGCTGGCAAACCCTACACCTAAAGGCATGGACAACACCGTTGTTTTTAGTGCTGGCGGCACAGGCGCTGGTAAAACCACAGCTTTAGATTTATTGGAAAGCGTTGACCCTGCTTTAAAACGGTCAGAAATGATCTACGACACAAACATGAACAAGTTTGAGTCCGCAGACAAAAAGATTCAACAGGCATTAGACGCAAAGCGCAAGGTTCGTATTGTTTACACATACCGTGACCCGGCAGAGGCGTTGGAGTTTGGCGCATTGAGCCGGGCCAGCCGCATGGAAAAAGAAAAGGGTTCTGGCCGTACCGTCCCCATTGATGAGCATTTAAAAACTCATATTGGCGCACAAAAAGTTATTGCCCAACTTAAAGAAAAATACAAAGGCAATCCCAGAGTCAACATACAAATTGTGGATAACTCCAAAGGTAAAGGTAAGGCTGTTGCAAGCCAGCTTGACAAGCTACCTAAACTAGAGGAGAATGAAGTACGAAGGAGGTTACATGAGACACTTGAGCGCGTTAGAAGTAGCGGAATTGGCGGCAGGGAAAGAATCTCTGATGCCATCTACCGCGGCACTTCCGGAAAAGTTCTCTGAATACAAAGAATTAAGAAACTTTGAATCAGAGAATAAAGGCTTTGCTGAACGATTAGCCGCTGGATTAAACAAAGCGGTTACTGCTGATGAGGCAAAGACTAAATGACTGAGAAATGCGAATTTTGTAAATATTTTCGTGATTCTCAAATTATGGGTAGTTGCAGACGCTATCCAACATTACAAAACAAACACGCTAACGATTGGTGTGGCGAGTTTCAAATTGTAGTTGCCATCATCCGTGAGGAAGATGTTTTACCCGTCCCAGAGGCGGGTCTTTTTTCACCTAAAAAACGCGGCAGACCAGCCAAAGATAAAAAATGAATTTGCAACCACTTAAAGACAAGATTCTTGTGCGCCCTGAACAACGCATTCAAAGCACAATTTACTTTAAATCGGCAGAAGCTGAAAGCCGCGGGACGGTTATGGCGGTAGGCCCAGAAGCCCATGCCGAGGGTTTAAATATTGGTGACAAGATTGCTTTTGGTACATTCCATAAAGACTATAAAGACGAATACCTAAAGTTTGAGGAAATCAAGCACAATAATGAGCGCTTACTCAAAATGAGTTGGCAAGATGTTTGTTTTGTAATAGAGGACTAAATCATGGCTACAAAACCCGGCTTATATGCCAACATCCACAAAAAGCAAGAACGTATCGAACGCCAAAAAGCAGAGGGCAAACCCGTTGAGCGCATGAGAACGCCCGGCTCAAAAGGCGCACCCACAGCCGCGGCATTTAAACAGTCTGCTAAAACTGCAAAGAAATAATCATGGCCAAGCACGACAAACCGATTCCCCATAAGACAACGGGTAAAGATAAAACCTACAACCCGACAGACAAGGGTGCGGGAATGACCGCCAAGGGTCGCGCTGAGTACAACGCCAAGAACAATGCAAACCTAAAGCCGCCAGCGCCTAATCCAAAAACTAAAAAGGATGAGGGACGTAAGGCAAGTTTTTGCGCCCGAATGGAAGGCGTAGTTAAGAACGCTAAAGGGCCAGCAGAACGCGCCAAGGCATCACTCAAGAATTGGAACTGCTAATGCTAGAGCAAATAAAAGCCCGAATTGCTGACCTTGAAAAGCAAAAAGAACAAATGTTGGCTAACTTTCACGCCATATCAGGCGCTATTGCCGAAAATCAGGCTTGGTTGCGAGAATTAGAGAAACCCGTAGAATTACCGAATGACTGAAACAACCGAGAAACGTCCTGTAGGCAGACCATCCCTTTACAAACCAGAGTTTTGTGAGGAAGTGATTGCCTTGGGCAAGATCGGTAAAAGCGTTGAAGCCATTGGTGCTATTTTAGGCGTGGGAACTAAAACTTTATACAACTGGCGTGATGAACACTCAGAATTTTTACACGCCTTGGACATGGCAAAAGAGTTTGAAATGCAATGGTGGGAAGATATAGCCCAAACCCACATGATTGAGAACAAAGAAAGCGACAGGATCAACGCAACAATTTGGTCTAGGTCTATGGCGGCAAGATTCCCCAAGAAGTATCGTGAGCAAGTCAAGCAAGAAATTACTGGTGCTGATGGTGCGCCATTCCTAACGGGCATTCAAGTTTCATTTGTGAAGCCAAGTGAGTGACGTTGCACAAGCTGTCGCAAAGGCTGAGTTCCCACTCAAGCTAGAGTGCCTGTTTAAGCCATCACGTTACAAAGTCCTATACGGTGGCCGCGGTGGTGCTAAGTCATGGGGGGTTGCTAGGGCATTGCTCATTAAAGGCGCTCAAGCCCCGTTAAGGGTGCTTTGCGCCCGTGAATTCCAAACATCTATCAAAGACTCAGTTCACAAGCTACTGTGTGATCAAATCATGGCGCTTGGGCTAGAGGGGTTCTACGAAATCACCCAAGCATCAATCAGGGCTAAGAACGGCACAGAGTTCAGCTTTGTGGGCCTAAAAAACAATGTGGCTAACGTCAAGTCTTACGAGGGCGTTGACGTTTGTTGGGTAGAGGAAGCGCAGACAACCAGCCGTATGTCGTGGAACATTTTGATTCCTACTATTCGCAAAGCAAAATCAGAAATTTGGGTCACATTTAATCCAGAATTGGAAACTGATGAGACTTACCAACGGTTTGTTTTAAGCCCCCCAGAAGATTGCATAGTTCAAAAGGTCAACTGGTCAGATAACCCGTGGTTTCCCGAAACGCTGAAACTGGAAAAGGATGCGCTTAAATACCGTGATCCACAGGCTTATAACGTGGTTTGGGAAGGCTTGTGCAGACAAACGGTAGATGGTGCAGTCTTTGCCAGAGAAATGCAACTGGCCGAGTTAGATGGGCGCATCACAAAGGTCAACTACGATGCCACAAAGCCAGTTCACGCCATCTTTGACTTGGGCTGGTCTGATGCCACAGCAATTTGGTTCTTACAGTTTATAGGTATGGAAACCCGTTTGATTCGCTACATTGAGGGCAATCAACAAACCATGAGTGAGTATTTATCCAAGATGCAAACCTTTGGCTATATGTACGACACGCTTTGGTTGCCCCATGACGCTGAGAACAAAACGCTGGCGGCAAACGGCAGAAGTATTGAGGAAATTGTCAGAGCCGCGGGTTATAAAACTAAGATTATTCCTAGAACGCCCATTACAGACTCAATCAATGCGGCAAGAACATTGTTTACAAATATGTGGTTTGACCGTGAGAATTGTCACGAAGGCTTGCAATGTCTGCGGCATTACCGTTACGATGTTGACCCAGAGACTAAGCAATTCAGCAAAACGCCATTGCATGACAATTATTCGCATGGCGCTGATGCGTTTAGGTATATTGGTCTGATGGTCAATGAGCCTAAACAGGCCAGAAGGCCAAAGGCAAACGCAAATTATGGTAGCCAACACTCATGGATGAGTTAAAATGACTCCAAATCACTTAGGGCAACATCATGGCTGATGATTACGACTCACGAATTCAGGAAGCAATAGACTTTTTAAAGTTTGCCAATGATGCAGACACAATGAACCGTCAGGATGCGCTTGAAGATTTGAAGTTTGGCTCTGGTGATCAATGGCCTGTTGATTTGCAAAACTCCCGTAATGTAGAGTCACGCCCTTGCATTACGGTTAACAAGGTGGATAACTATTGCCGCCAAGTTTCAAACCAGCAACGCCAGCAACGCCCCCGCATCAAAGTTCATGCTACAAACACGCATGATGACATGGTGGACGCACAGACCATTCAGGGCATTATTCGCCACATTGAAGTCAATTCCAACGCTGATCACGCTTACGACAATGCGTTTGAATACGCTGTGCGTATGGGGTGGGGCTATGTGCGGGTCAGAACTGACTACATTTCAGAGGATTCATTCGATCAGGAAGTCTACATAGACCCTGTGGATAACCCATTCACGGTTTACTATGACCCCAATTCAGTCTTGCCTGATGGCTCTGACGCTGACCGTTGTTTAATTACAACAATGGTGTTGAGGGAAGAATTCCGCAAGATGTACCCAGACGCTGACGATGGAACAAGTTTCACACAGCGCGGCACAGGAGACTCACAGTCTGAGTGGATAACCAAAGAGGATATTCGCCTTGCTGAGTATTACTATACGGTCAGAGAAAAAGCGACTTTGTATCTTTTGAGCGATGGCACATCAACATTTGCAGATGACAAAGACTTTTTTAAACGTCTTGATGCTTACGGCATTACCGTTATTGACAAGCGCGAGTCTCACAAGAAAACCATTAAATATTGCAAAATGACTGCAATTGAAGTTCTTGAGGAACGCGATTGGGCTGGCAAATATATTCCGATTGTTCCCGTATATGGCAGACACATTGTCATTGGAAGCAAGCGCACAAAGTTTGGCATGATTCGCTATGCCAAAGACCCACAACGTATGTATAACTTTTGGCAAACTGCTATTACTGAAGGTGTTGCATTAGCACCCAAGGCTAAATGGTTGCTGGCTGAAGGTCAGGACGAAGGGCATGAGACTGATTGGGCAAACGCCAACATTAAGTCATTTCCTGTGTTGCGATACAAACAGACTGACATTGATGGCCGCCCCGCGCCTGTGCCAGTTCGCCTACAGCCTGAACCCCCACAAGCGGGAATTATGGCCGCGGCAATGGGTGTTGACAATGACATTAAAAACATTATGGGCGTGTTTGACCCGGCACAGCTTGGTCAAGGCAACATTTCAGGCAAAGCATTAAACGGTCAGCAACAACAAGTTGATCTGACAAACTTTGACTATTACGACAATCTGACCCGTTCAATCAATCATATTGGCAAAATTTGCTTAGACCTTATTCCTAAAATTTACGACACAGAACGTGTCATGCGAATTATTGGGGACGATGGCAAGCCAGAATTGTTGACGATTAACCAGCGTGACTCTGTTGGCCGCGTTTTAAACGACATTAGCGTGGGTCAATATGATGTGGTGATGGAAACAGGGCCGGGCTACAACAGCAAGCGCCAAGAGGCTGTGGACAATATGCTTCCCCTGCTGTCAGCCGCACCACAACTTATGGAAGTGGCTGGCGACTTGGTGTTTAGAAACATGGATTGGCCGGGCGCGGACATTATTGCTGACCGTCTTGCCGCGGCTAACCCAATGGCGCAAATTGACGATAAGTCTAAAGTGCCGCCACAAGTTCAAATGCAACTGGCTATGTCGCAAAAACAGATTCAAGAACTTACACAAGCAGTTCAGGCTAGGGACATGATGCTACAGAGCCGTATGGACGTTGAGCAATTGCGTCAAGACTCCGAGACTAAGCGCACCCTGATGAAAGAAACAGGCAGAGCAAATGAAGCTGAAGTTCGTGAACAAAGTGATCTTGCTGAAATGCAAATGCGTGTTCAGGGTCAAGCAAACGATACGGTTATTAGGACGCAGACACAGCTTGAGATTGAGCGCATGAAACAAGAAATTGCTTTGTTGCTGGCGCAAGTGGATAAAGGTTCACTAAATACAGCCAATGCAGAAGCAACAGAACGGGCTATTTGACAATTTAAAATTATGTGGTAAAAACCACTAAACCGTACCTATGAGGTTCATAGGGTTAAATCGTTGGGAAACGTATGTCCGAAAAAGAAGCAAGTCAAGTATTGACTAGCGAAAATGCGGCAGAATTTTATGCAAACAGATTAGGTTTAGCTGAATCTCCAGAGGGTACTGAGGCAGTTGAGGAAACTCCTGAGCCAGAATCCGAGGAATCACAGAGTGAACCGAAAGAGGCAGAAAAGGAAGCAAACCAAGAGGGTGAGCGTAAGCAAAATCCTAAACTTGAAAAGCGGTTCTCAGAGATAACCAAGCAACGCGAGGAAGCTAGGCAAGAAGCCCAGCGGGAACGCCAAGCTAGGGTAGATTTAGAACAGCGTTTGGCGGCAATGGAACAGCAGAGACAGCCTCAACAGCAGTCTTATGTTGATCAAGAGCCACAACCAAGCCAGTTTGCTGATGCGTTTGAATATGCGAAGGCTCTAGCTGAGTTTTCGACAGAAAAGGCGTTAGCAGAACGGGATAGGCAAGTAGCACAGCTAAGAGAGCAAGAAGCGCAACAAAAGATTATTCAATCTTGGGCGCAAAAGGTTCAGGAAGCGAAAGCAGACTTGCCCGATTTTGATGATTTGGTCGCGTCTAGTGACGTAGTTGTAAACAACGCAGTCAGGGACGCAATTCTGGAGAGTGATGTAGGCCCAAAAATCCTGTATCACCTAGCTGAAAACAATGACCTAGCCAAAAGAATCGCCAGCTTGAGTCCAAATGCCGCGCTTAGAGAGATTGGGAGACTAGAAGCAAGGTTTGACGTGAAAACCGATACCAAGCAGACAGCCCCTGTTGTTAGAAGTAAAGCACCAGCACCGATTCAACCGATTCGCGGTGGTCAAGGTCAAGCTGATGTTCCCATGTCCGCTAATGGCGAATGGCATGGAAGCTATCAGGCTTGGAAATTGGCTCGCAAAGCGGGGAAAATTCGGTAAACCTAATCTATTTGGAGTCCTAAAATGGCTAATAATTTATTGACGATAAGCAAGATCACCAACGAAGCGTTGATGGTTTTGGAAAATGAGTTGACTTTCACTTCTGAAGTTGACCGTAACTATGATGACCAGTTCGCGGTTGTCGGTGCAAAGATTGGTAACACAGTCAATGTCCGCAGACCCGGCCGTTTCATCGGTACTACTGGCCCTGCGCTGAACGT